GTGACGGCATAAGCCAGACCCAGCCCCCTTGCCACCTCAATTTTTTGGGGGGGGGTAGGGGGGGCATTTCTTAGAATCTGGGGCTCGGGCATATTTGGAAGGAGGCACGAAGTGCCGACGTATGATTATGAATGTCGCTCTTGCGGTGACAATCAGGAGATTAACCTACCGATCGATTACAAAGAGGAGATCCGATGCGGTCATTGTGGCAACGTTTTATTCAAAGTCTTTTCGGCCAATCCGATTCACTTCAAGGGGACGGGCTGGGCTGGGAAGAGCTAGACGAATGCGATTACTGTGATTCAACTTGCGAAGACTGTCCTTACTGGGATAGTCTCTGGGAATGAGCAAATTACCTAAACATATTTCCTATTCCTCCTTCAATACTTGGCAGGAATGTGGATGGAAGTACTACCTTACAAAAGTAGAACAAGTACCTGAGAAGCATGCAGTATGGTTCACAGGTGGTTCTGCTGTACATAAAGCCACAGAATTGTGGGACAAAGCCGAACTAGGCACAACTAATAATTTAGATGAACTATGGAATGAAGTATGGTTCCAACAGGTTAAAGAAGATGAAGCGCTTCATGGTGACATGAATACTTGGGAGTACCGCAGTAGAGAAGATATCTCTTGGTGGTATGGCGAAGGTAGATGGATGCTAGAGCGTTGGACAGACTTTATGTACCCTGACAAGGGCTGGTCTGTATACGAAGATTTTATCGAGAAGCAGTACGAGATACCTGTTGGCGATACCTTGGTCAAGTTAGCCATCGATCGCGTACTGACTGATTTCGACGGGAATCGTGTGCTCGTCGATATCAAAACTGGTGCGTCATCTCAAAGACACCCCCTTCAACTTGCTGTCTATGCTTGGGCGTTAGATAAGCAGGGTATCTCAGTCGACAAGGCTGGTTTTTGGGATGCACGCACTGGTCACATATCCTTGTGGAATATCGACCACCTATCTCCTGAACGCATTGAGGATATGTTTACTGGTTTTGACAAGGCACGCAAGGCTGACATATTCTTGCCCAACCTGAATAGTTGTGGCAGATGTGGATTAATCTCTCACTGTAAATGGCTTAACGGTAACCAAACAAGAAAGGAAAGCAAATGACCGTATCGAAATATCAGGTAAGTAGCAAACTTCCTGATGGTCGTATCTTCGTTATTGGCGGAGATAACTATGCTGAATTCAAGGCTAACCTTGACTCAGCGCTAGGCAGCGTGGATGCAGAAGGACTGCTCACCACTATGGCTAGTTCACTCGTTGGTGCGCCTACCAATATCGCACAAGCAGTTGCAAACCTAGCACCACTAGGCGTAACACCTGCTCCAACACAAACCTTTACACCATCTACCGCACCTGTTGGTAGAGCATGTAAGCATGGCCCAATGCAGACTCGCACAGGTACAGGAGCTAAAGGCCCGTGGAAGGCATACATGTGTCCTTCACCTAAGGGAACACCTGATCAATGCGAGCCACAATGGATCCGTCGTAACGACCCTGAATGGAGTTCGTTCTAAACTATGAGAACTCTTGCTCGTGCTGTTGGTAGCAAAGACATTGGCGGTGAGCCGTTACCTACGGTTTTCCGTACCTTTGATACCAACAAAGTTGTGATACGCCGAGCAGAAGTCTCCATGATTGCTGGCACTCCTGGTGTTGGCAAATCAACACTTGCACTAGCGATAGCGTTGAGATCAAAAGTCCCAACGCTATACGTTAGCGCGGATACTAATGCTCACACGATGGCTATGCGACTGTTGTCCATGATTACTGGACGTAACCAAACAGAAGCAGAGCAGATGCTGATCGAAGATGTAGATAACTCACGAAAGATTATTAACGAACAATCAGGACACATCTTTTGGTCCTTTGAGTCAGCCCCGACTTTGGCTGATTTAGATAACGAAGTATTGGCATTCGAGGAGTTGTGGGGATGCTCTCCTACACTCATCGTTGTCGATAACTTGATGGATGTTGCTAACGATTCAGGAGAAGAATTCGCTGGCATGCGGTCTACTATCAAGGAATTAAAATATCTAGCCCGTGACACCAATGCTGCGGTGCTAGTGCTACACCACACGAAAGAGTCATATCCTGGAAATCCGTGCCAACCACGGTCTGCGCTACAGGGAATGGTTGCGCAGTTGCCAGCATTGATTCTGACTGTGGGTTCAAATGCTCCAGGATTCTTGGCAGTCGCCCCCGTAAAGAATCGTTACGGTAAGGCAAACGCT